TTGGCGCACTAATTGTGACCGTAGGAGCTTCAATATACCCCGCACCAGGGTTTGTAATGCCAATTGCACCCACTGATCCAACAGGAATCAGATTAATCGCATCCCATGTGTAATAGCCTTTAACAGGGTCAATGATGATAGCGCGTTCATCTTTCCACTGCTTTGCTCTTACACCTGTGCCGGTAAACGTTCCAGAGACAGCCAGATTGCCCTGCACATTAGTATCAACGTTGTAATACTGAGCTGCGCCATTGGCCTGAAACGCCAGAATGTAGTCAGCGTTGTTAATGTTGACGCTGGTAAACTGGGTGACGGTGTTAGACCATGTAGCGGCAACGTTTGAGTAATTAGGAATAACCTTGAGATTGCCGAACCCTACAGGTTGAACGTTTTCAATCCATGAAAACTCATCTTCACCAATAGCCGTGCGATTGGCTTTAGTGTTCAAACCCTTAAAGGATTTGGAGACATGGTACTGTTTTTTCTGCTCAGGAGATGCTGCCATGATCAGTACGGATGACTATAAGGGTCAGGCATCCTGCGTGTGAACGTAGTGGACAGGACGTTCTGAAGTTGTTGAACATATTGCTGCTTAAACAGTTCGGCTTCGCCATAGCTCTGTTCTTTGAACTTAGCCATGTAAGCCGCATAGAAAGGCACAGGGTCTTTCCACGGATCTACAATGTCGGTATCAATGTCATCCAAAGCCACAAGATCTGTAGGCCGAACAACCGTGTCTAGCTCTGTGACGTAATTTTGATCAGGCACAGGGGCAACAAAGTACTTGTTTGGCCCGTACATCGAGTAAATGACCGGCTGGCCCTGATAATTGATCCAATAACGCATCTGAGCGTTGAATTGCGTCCACGAGACATACCGCAACGGAATACGCGAATTGCCCCAATAAACATTGAGGTTGATTACGTCCATCGTCTTTGTGCCTTCAGGGAGAGTAGAAAAATCGTATGATTCAATGCCGGTAAGCACAGCACTTGTTTGAAGAATACGATGACAGCCCGTATCACGCACAAGGCGTTGACGAGCATCATTGATGTCGATTGTTAGTTCTTCGTCCGTCCAGAAGTTGGCATTTGCATCATGCAGCAACCGTCTGACGACAAAAATGTAATCGCTCAAAGTTACAATCATGACACCACCACATTATTTAACGTCCTTTCCCCCGCCCCGCCGTGAAACGGGGAGGGGTACTCGTTCTACCACTGGGGACGCATTGTGGTAGCTCTGAGGCTTCTCCTCGGTTATCACAAACTTATTGAGACGCTCCATAGCCTTAGGAACGTCATTGTTTGTAACCGCCCAACCAAGGCGAGCCAAACAGGGAGTCTTGTCAGACATCTTGTAAGCAAAGATGTGTCGGGCCACATAGTCAGGGATTTCCACCGGCTTATTAGGAGAGAACGCATACTGCACACTATCCCACTGGTCGATGAAAAACTCTTCCCCGACATTTGTGACCCAAACATTAGACATTAGAACTGCACCACTTCACCAAACACGTTGAACCGAACAACATGGTTTGCTGCGCCCGCTGTGTTAACTTTCACATAAAGTGCAGAAGCCGTAACGGCCCCTGACAAATATGCCGAGGCAATTGTCAGGTCTTGGAAGGTGTTTACAGCCGTAATGTTGGTCAGATTCTGCGATGATGCCACTGCGTTGCTAGTATTACCATCACTCGAAGTGATGATAGACACCTGTGTTGGCAGCAAAGTCTGTACCGTTCCACCAGCCGTATTAGCCGGATTGCAAACGGTAATACGACGTACAATAAATGAACCCGTATTAGGTGTTAGACCACCGTCAAGGATTGGCAAAATTGCAATCGTATTACCCGTGCTCGATACAGACACTTGGGTAGCCGTCGCTACGCGATAGTTACCAAAGTCATCTTGCGTATTAGATGCAACTCGATTTGGATTACCCATAGGTTATACCCCTTTACGAGTTGTATTGACCGGTCGCGTTCTGACCACCATTCACACCATACAGCGTCAAAGTCTGGGTTGCAGTCGTTGCGTTGCCGCGCATGTTGTAACCATCAGAGATGATGGTGCCACCAGTGTTGGCTGCAAGATATGTGACCCAGTTGTTGACGTTAGCTGCACCCGTATTCAACTCAATGGTCACATTGCTAGTTGCAGTCGGGAGGACATACATACCAGCAGGGATATACTGAGCCGAAGACGTACCAGCGTTCAATGCAGTCAAGTTACCAATACCAACTGAGGTAATGGTTGTAACTTGCAAATACGCTGAAGGAGCGTTGGTGAGAGTGCTTGCGACGAGGATTTTTGAAATACCACCAGCCATGATTCAAGCTCCTCTTACAGTGACAGCGAGTTGTAGCCAGTAACCTTAGTCATCGACTTAGGCTTCGTGCTGACAAGCTCGGCAATTGTTAACACTGCACCGACGTAACCAACTTGCCAGTTAGGCAGAGTGGATTCAAAGCCGGTAAACACGAACTGACCCTGCTCATGGATATAGAGCGACAGGTAGTTGTTGTTCAGGAGATACAGAGTACCTTCTGGGCAGTAGGGATCTGGGTAAATCGGCACACCAGCGACCATGAGGGCGCGGAAAGCAGCCTGAGGACCATTGCCGTCACCGTCAAAGCCGGAGCCTGGGGTGATGACATACTGTTCCTGACCGACATAATCCTGAGCCAGCAGAGTCCAAGTACCAAAGCCACAAACACCAAAGGAAGGTACTTCTGCACCCTTCTTAACAGTGCCGGAGATGTACTGAAGGACGTTCTGACGGGTAGGATTAACCGAACCAGCGGCATACTGACCGGACTTCCACCAAGTGTAGGTGGAGCGGTTGATATTGCCATAGGTAGCAGTACCCGTGCCATCGTCAACAGCGGCTGGCAAGCCAGTAAACTGCTGAGTGTTGGTCGTGTTGTTGTACAGCGAATAAGCCATCGCATCCATCATCACGTTGGTCGCATCGTTCATGCGAGCTTCGATCAGAGGAATGATAGCATGATCCTGCTGCACTGCGCCTTCCATACCGAGGAATGGAACTGGAGCAATCATCAGCTTCAGCGTAAATTCGGCGTTATACGCGCCCTGCTGAACTGACGGCTGTGCGAAGGAACCGCTGTAGTCGGACCACTGAGCATTTACGAACTGTGAGCCTTGTACGGGAACTGTAACAGACGAGACACCGCCCGTTGCAGTTTGTGAGTTGGCAATCAACGCAGCCATAAGTGGGGTGGAGTTGTAAAGCTGCACCACCAGCTTAGGGATGAACGCACGACGCGTAACGTACGTGAGTTCATTAAACTGCGACGAGCCGGTAGCTGGGATAATACCACCACCAATAGCCATCGTTAACCTCTTCTAGGTTGTTTCAGCGTCCCCACGCTGCTTTAGATACCGAACCGTCCAGGGTGCTTACGGAGTTCCATAAGTGCCTTAGATGCTTCGTCACGGGCGGCTCCTACCGGATTCTTATGGAACTTCGACAGCGTGTCACGCGCAGTCTCGTTCATGAAATGTGGGTTGTAAAAACTCTGGCCCGTAGGCTTCGAGTTTTCACGCATCCACTGATCATATTCCGCAGCAGTCTCGTGATTTTGAATGCCCTTTTCGAGCATAATCTTTTCAATGCGACCAATATCTTCTTCGGACGCAGCTTTGCCCTTGGAAATCAACTCGCGACGCCGACGCTCAAGCTCTGCAAGAGCACCGTCCTCACGCTTTGACGCTTCCATTTGATCGAGTTTAGATTGCATAACCTGTAATCGAGCATCCATGCGGTCTTGCATGTCGATTGTGTCGATTGTCATCTCAGGACGCGCTTTCTTCGTCAAACGAAGGAATGCCTCACGAGTTTCAGGATTTTCTGCAAGCTGACGCGAAATGAGAGCAAGCTCATCTCGTGCTTCGGGCGAAAGATCTTCTAAAGAAGCCATTGTTGTCCCCTATGTGCTTCAGATTACTTTACGACCATCGCCGGGTGGCTTGATCGTCATGCTATTCTTTGCAGTAGCTTTATTGGCACTAGAAAGACCGCCCATCGGAGCAAACCGAGGTGGGTTGGTAATCTGACCATTCTGCTGCTGGTTAGTCGTTGGATTACGAGGTGCGGCTGCGCCGCGAGGCTTAAAAAGATCCATGTTAGGACATCCTTACATCGGCATGGGAGGTGCGCCACCAGGAGGCATACCGCCTGGAGGGGGCATTGGAGGTGCGCCAGCGGGAGGACCACCTGGAGCATTCATCAAACCGAGATTCGGAGGTGCCCCAGCAATCGAACGAGAACCAGGGGTGCCGCCACCGGCTTGAGGAAGGTTTTGCAACAGTTGCAGAATCTCAGCGTTTTGAAGTTCGCCGGTTTTCTGCTTCTTGGGTCCGAGAAGGCCGGTCAATGCCGACAGTGCAGACATCAGACGCTTACCTTCTGGGGACTCGCTGCCAACAGCAGGAAGAGCT